GACTGTGCTCTTCCGATCTCCCACGTTGACATAAAATAAAACGATATTTAGAACATTTCCCCAATCACTTTACGCGACAAACTAAAAATAGTGAACGCGTATAAAATATTTTAAAAATACGCTTGACATTTCTATGTGCGCGTGCTATTATATAATTACAGAAAGGAAATAATAAGGAGGAAATGAAAAAATGATTAAAAATTTAGATTATTACTGGGAAGCAATCGTGAACATGATGGATGATGATATCCGCGAACGCGTAGCGTTTGAATTAGCGCCGTGCACCAACGAAGAATTTTTAAATCGTTACTTAGAGCTTGCACCGGATTTCCAGAACGTTCTGGATTCTGAATTTTAAGGAGGATAAGAAAATGAAAACATTGAGTTATATTAAAGGGAAGCAGCGCGAAATAGTCAAAGGTGAGGATTATTATCTAGGTGAATTGTGGGACGGAAACGGGGAGGTTGATAGCATACTCTGTGAAGATGGAAAAGGTACTGCATGGGTTTTAAACACTGTGGATGATATACCGTTATTTGTGGATTTTACATATAGCGCAGTGAATATGGACAGCGTGTTAGATACAATTGTAACCGTAACTGATGCGCATTAAATGAGGGCAAAAAATGAACGAAGAAACGCTTATAGTAGTTATAATAGCAATCAGTCTATTCGCTGGTTTTCTAACATGGGAGGATAAATAGAAATGGAAATAAAAAACATAATAAAGAAACTGCATAAAAACACAATAACAAACTATGAAATAATTCCGATGCCGACAGGTTGCGACACAGTTCGCGTCCCTTACATAAACAGCTACGAACTTACAATCATAGTTGGATTATTTAAGAGGGGGGTCAAGATTGACATAAACAGTTATACAAGAACAGTTATATTATGGAACTATCGAGAATGGGAACGTTCAAGAAAGCTCAGTGACAATGTAACATTATTGGTAGAATTGTTTTACGCAGAATTGCGAAACGGCAAAACACCGGAGGAAGCAAAGCAAATGCAACATGATTATGCAAAAACAAATAACATGTTGGACGCGTTTTATATGCTTTACAAATAAATGAAAAGCCGTGTAAGCGGCTTTTCTTATTGTATTTTTATAAAAAATATGTTATAATAGAACTACATTATAAAAGGAGGTTTTTTCATATGGCGAGAAAAAATAGGTATGCCAAAGTATACGCGCAAGAACTGAAAAGAATTGAAAAGCAAGTGAATAAATTGCTTGCACAAGGTTATGCAATATCTATAGATATTCCAAAATTAAAGCAACAGCCAACAAAAGCGGATGTTCAGAGGTTGAAAAAAATAACGCCGGACGTAATACAAAAAACGTCTGAATCTTTAATAACACACAGCGGTTATAAGTCAAAAAGACGAAAAGAAAAAAAGAAAAGAGATCGGGTAGCTTACAAGTCAAAAAGACGAAAAGCAAAAAAGAAAAGAGAAGTCATAGCAGATTATCCCTCTAGTGCAGATATCATAATAGAAAATTTTATAAACACTACTTATACATACTTTCCGGTAGCGGAGCGTATGTGTCGGCAATGGTTAGAAAATAGTTTAAAGAAGAACGGAAAAGAAGCAACAGCGGAAGCATTATCGTCTGTTCCTTGGCTAACCATCCATGAAAGTTACGATGCAGAAAAAAATGGAGGTCAGTCCATTGTGCCTGAATTTTTATCTGAGTTATCAGACAATCTAGGACTTTCCCGGGAGCAGCAGAAAGAATTTTTAGATTCATTCGACTATGATAACGGCTGGGGCGAATATTAAATGTTTCACGTGAAACATTTCGAGAGGTTTCACAATGTCAAAAAAAACAGCGAAAAAACCCGTTATAATAGCAGCAGATTTTGAAACAACTGTATATGCCGGGCAGACATCGACAGAAGTTTGGAGCGCTGCATGGATAGAATTATTTACAGAGCAGCCGCACTTGCGCGGTAACATAGAAGATTTTTTGAACGATATTTTTAACTTGAACAAAAACGTTCTCTGCTATTTTCACAATCTGCGTTTTGATGGAGCTTTTATTGTGTATTGGCTATTAAAGAACGGTTATACATGGAATAATGCACGCAATAAAGACATGAACGCAAAAGAGTTCAAAGCCTTAATATCAGATACAAATAAATGGTATACCGTCACAGTCAAACCGAAATTTGACACAGTGATAGAGTTTAGGGACAGTGTAAAACTTATGCCTATGACACTTGCACAAATTGGTTCTGCATTTAATACGCAGCATCGAAAACTGGAAATGGAATATATAGGATTGCGTCACGCAAACTGTGAAATAACACCAGAGGAATACGCCTATATAATTAACGATATCTATGTGCTAAAGGAAGCACTGGAAGTTATGATAAAAAGCGGACATGATAAATTAACTATAGGTTCGTGCTGTATGGATGAATTCAAAAATAAATTTGATGCTATGGACTTCAAGACAGCTTTTCCGAACTTAAAAGACATATTGTTGATAAAATACGATCGAGGGAGTGATAATGTGGATGAATATATAAGAAAAGCTTATAAAGGTGGTTATTGCTATTACAAATACAAACAAAGAAAACACATTAAGCAGAACGGCATGACGTTTGATGTTAATTCTTTATATCCTAGTGTTATGCACAGTAAAAGTGGTAACTATTATCCAACAGGCAAGCCAATATTTTTTGAAAAAAAAATCCCCTATAAATGCTTAGAGACAAACGTTTATCCGTTTTATGTGCGGCTGCGTTGTCGGTTTAAGTTAAAGGACGGTTACTTGCCAACAGTACAAATAAAAGGAGATTATAGATATAACTCTACGCAATGGCTGGAAACATCTGATATCTATTATCGCGGAAAATATTACAGATATTTTACAAACAAAGAGGGACAAACAGAGGAAGCAAAACCAGAGCTAATTCTTTTTATGACCGACTATCTTCTTTTATTAGAGCATTATGAAGTGTATGACTTAGATATTCTAGATGGCTGCTATTTTCATGGCGCAATAGGTCTGTTTGACACTTATATAAACCACTACATGAAAATTAAAATGACCACCAAAGACAAGGGAGAACGCACGGAAGCAAAATTGTTCCTGAATAACTTATACGGTCGGCTTGCTATAAATGACAATAGTTCTTACCGTGAGCCATTCATCGACCCGGAAACAGACTCCATAGGTTTTGAATTGCACCCGGAGCATGAAAAAGACACGTTATACATTGCAGCAGGGGCAGCGGTGACAGCATATGCGCGATATTTTACTATAACGCACGCGCAAGCGAATTATGACAATTTTGTATACAGTGATACAGATTCTATACATATGCTGGACGATGGGAAACCAGTGAAAATGATAAAAGAACACGCTACAGATCTATTGTGCTGGAAGCGGGAAAGTGATTGGTCTAGCGCTATATTTATAAGACAAAAGACTTATGCAGAGTTTGTGCAAAAAGAGGACGGGAAAAAGGTATCCGGACACTGGGAAATAAAATGCGCGGGGATGCCCGAAAAATCAAAAAAATTATTTTTGGCAACGCATCCGATAACGGATTTTAAGATCGGCTTAAAAGTGGGCGGAAAATTAAAACCAAAATATATAAGTGGTGGTATGGTGCTAATAGAAGATTTTTATACTTTACGTGCAAAAAGATGTTGACGTTTCGCTCAATATGTGATACTATAATAATGTAATAAAAATAAAACACAAAAAAGAAAGGAGCAGTAAAAATGAGAAAAGGAGACGGAGACGCAAGAACGCGGTTTTTCACAAGAACTGTGACTACTACAGTTATTAAGGTAGCACAGTTTGCAGATGGACAGGTAACTGAATTTCCTGATATTATTGTTCCGGTTAGAGTAAGCTCTAACACGGCAATCACAAGGGAGATTAACAAGGCATACCCGGATGCAAAAGGGTTGTTTTGCGTGAACACAGAATACAGAGAAGAGCTGAGACGTTTAAGCGTTGAAGATTTTCTGAAGTATTCCGAAGTCGTAACAGTTGACGAAGCAGAAAAAGCAGAATAAAAAAGGAGAATTTACCATGAGTTTAATTAACACCGTAACAGATAAGAAAATGCTGTACAGCCTTTCCCAGAACAGCGAGGGATTGACCGATCACGTCGGGGAAGATATGACAGTTGTTGGGGTGGCACAGTGGGAAACCACTAGAAAAGCCACCGGGGACGAGTGCGTTTGCACTGGTTTTGTACTGGCAGACGGTCGCTGCATTACCACACTGTCACCCACCGTAGCAGATTGTATTCAGACGCTTGAACAGTTTGTTGGAGCGCCGACCGCAGACAATCCGCTTACATTAAGAGCTGAGTACCGGAAATCCAACAATAAAAACGAATTTTTAACGCTGGTACTTGTTTAACACCCCGGCATAAAAAGAGGAACAGCAGTTCCTCTTTTTATTGGAAAGGAGGTAGCATGGAGAAGCATTACAGACTAGACAATATTTTAAAAACAAAAGACCTTGACGGGAATACACCAGACATTTATATCATAACTGGCACAAAAGGGGGAGGAAAATCTTTTGCCGTAAAAGAATATTTAATCAATGAATTTTTGCATAAAAGTAAAAAATTTATCTGTCTAGTTAGAAAAAAGGACGAACTAAACAGTTATATCCCGGCATTTTGGGCGGATATAAAAAATAAATTTCCTAGCGCCGATTTATATTCTATTTCATCCGGTTCGGGTAAGTTTGCAGAGGTTTTCATAAAAACTGAAGAATTTGAAATATCTTGCGGATACGTTATTGCACTTAGTATGATTGATAAGGTAAAAAGAATATCTACTTTTTTTAATGATGCAGACAATATTTTTTTAGATGAATTTCAAAGCGAAGCTGAGGAATATTGCGCAGACGAGATCAACAAATTTCTTGCAATAAATGATGCAATTGGAAGAGGATATGAACAATTAACACGAAAACTTACATATTTTTTAGCTAGTAACATGGTTTCATTGCTGAATCCGTATTTTGTAGCTTTAGGGATTCATAAAAGATGGAAAGCTGGAATCCATTTTATGAAAGGACATGGGTGGGTGATGGAGGTTTATAGAAATAAATATGTAGCGGAGGAAAAAAAACAAAGCGGATTTTATCGAGCTTTTTCCGATTCTACGTATTTTGATTATAGTATTGATAATATTTTTTTGCTGGATAATGTACAATTTATTGAAAAACAAAGTCTTGCTGGTGCGCGGTATCTTTTAACAATAAAACATAATGGTAATTTTTATGGTTTATGGGAGTTACAAAGTGGAAGGTATTATATTTCTTTAAAAGCAGATAGAAATTTTCATAGACTTTTCGCAATTTCGACAAAAGATCATGACGAAAATACATGCTTAACAGGAACAATTTCCGTGCAAGTGTCGATATGTAGAAAGCAGTTCAATGTTGGAAATTTCCGTTTCGAATCTCAAGAATGTAAAAATATTGGTATGGATTTTTTGGGAATTAGGGGTTGACATTGATACAAAAGCAAGCTATAATGAAACCATAGAGGGAGAACTTACAGCACAAGCAGGAAATCCCCGTGTGAAACGGCTTGCGGGTGTGGCGCATCGGATTATGCGCGTGTTTTCCCTTACTTATAAAACCGCACACGGGAGAAAGGAAAAAAATGAAACGGGATGATTTAATTTCGAAAGCGCGCATGATCGCGCGAATTGATGCACCAGAAGAGGGGGCGCTGGATGAATCCGCAATTTTAAATTTAATTGCGGAAATTGCAGACGAAAATGACCGTCTGGAAACAGAAGTAGCAGACGTGAAAAAACAGTATGCAGACGCTTTTCTGTCCGGTTCGGAAAAAGAAAAGGACAAAGAAGAAGTGGAGGAAAAAGAGGAAATCAAAACAGAAGATTTTCTCGATCTGTAAAGGAGGTAAAAAATGGCAGTAAAAGGAGTTTTGAAAAATGTGCCTTTAGCATTACAGAGCTTTAAAGACAGCTTAAAAGGCACAGAATGGGAGGGCTTACTCCCCGAAGTTAAAAACACAAACATTAAAGAGTTTGGGCAGGTCATGATGCAGTACCAGCCAATCATGAACAGATTCATGAACCAGCTTGTAAACGTCTGGGCGCTGCAGAAAATCGACAAAATGTATTTCACTTCCCCGTTCGCTTTTGCAAAAAGAGGTATGCTGGAATACGGGGAAACGATTGAGTCCGTTTGGGTAAAGATCGCAGCCGCACATTCTTTTTGTTCTGATACTGACCCGTGGGCAATGTTAAAGCAGGAAAAGCCCGATATCGCGGTTGCTTTTATGAACCGAAACCGGGAAGAGTTTTTCAAAAAGACTGTGAACCGGGAAATGCTGCGTAGTGCATTTTACAGCGCACAGGGACTTGGAAATTTCGTTGACCGTGTGATTGATTCCATGTACACCGGAAATGAAGTATCTGAAATGCTTTACGCAATGGGTGCGATCACATCCGCGCTTGATAACGGTTTTGTAAAGCTTGTACACACGGTCGACCCTGTTGACGCAGACACCGCACAGGATTTTTTGACTACCATGCGTATTGTGTCAAACAATTTACTGTTTCCATCTGAAAATTACAATGCAGCAGGTGTTTTAAATACAACTGCTAGGGAAAGCCAGCGGGTATTTATTACACCAAAAGCGGACGCTGTCACGTCAGTGCGGGCGCTTGCGTATGCGTTTCATATGGACGAAGCGCAGATTTTAGGTAGAATCACCGTAATTCCAGAAATTCCCGGACATCCGGAAATTTTGGCAATTGTTGCGGATGATGAATGGATGAATATCTACGACCAGTTGCTTGAAACATCCGAATTTTTTAACGGAGAAAAGCTGTACTGGAATTACTGGTTACACGTATGGCAGATTTATTTTACCAGTCCTTTTCATAACGCGGTTGCCCTTACTACGGAAGCTGTCAGCACGTACACAGCTGTGACGATCACCGGAGAAGCGTCGATCGCAAAAGGCGCACAGAGTAAATACACAGCAGCTACCACACCTGTAAACGGCGGCGTTATCTTCTCGTTAGAGGGAGCGGAAGCCACCAGCACAAGGATAGTTGCAAGTGATAGTAAGAGCGCAACAATCGAAGTCAGCCCCAACGAAACAGCCAAAACATTGACGCTGAAAGCAGTTGTAGCAGGGCAGACGAATGTACAGACAACAAAGGCTGTGACGATCACAGGCTAAAGATTTTATAAAAAGGGAACGGAAACGTTCCCTTTTTTCAAAAGGAGGTTTAAAAGTGGCACTAGAAACAGTATACGCAATGCAATCGAATGAATTGATGATATGCGCAGACGTTCCTCTTGACGCTTCACAGATCCGGCAGCTGTCTTTCGCAGATAAGAACGAACAATATAATTATTTCCGTTCAAAAGCAATCCGTGTTTTTAATGATTTTAAATATATCCGCGAGCATCGTGGCGTAAAAGTTCCGGTAAACGCGGAAGAGATCGGTAACGCGTGTTACCTATGTTTTAAAAATCAGGCAAGCGGGAAATGGTATTATGCTTTTGTAACACAGGTTATTTATATCAACCCGGAAACGTCGTTATTGAATTTTGAAATAGACGTATACCAGACGTTTTTGTTTGACATGGTTATAAGGGACTGTGACATCAGCAGGGAGCATGTTGAAAACGATGATTTTAAAACAAACACGGTGCAAGAACCTGTTGACGTGGGCGATTATGTTATCGCGCATGAAGAAACGTTTGATCTTGACAAATTGGATGAAGAGACAGATTATCAATTTGTTATTGTTTCCGCAATAGACATTCTAGCCGACCCAGGAACACTGGAAGAGCCTAAAGTTACAGGTGCAAAAGGCGGAATGTATGCTGGTTTGCCGTCCGGTGCTAGAGCGTACTTAGTAAGCCCTAGACGGGGAACTAGTTCCATTTCATCCGTAATGAATTCACTCTCCGCGTTTCCGTGGGTGTCGCAGAGCATATTGGCAATTTACGCCGTGACATCTTATAATATAGGTGGAGCAGTAACCGTGGAACAGTCAGCAATGGGATTTTCGGTAGGTGTAATTGCAGATAGTTCTGCTCCGGCTGTAATTCCTGTAGACGGTGTACTTGCAAACTGGCTATTGAAATTCCCGGCATATAAAAATAAAAAAATGTACACGTCTCAATTTTCTTTTATCGAGGTTGTGCTGCCGAATGGAGCGAGAACTGTATTAAAACCGGAATTTTTGCCGGAGGGTATTCCCTCTGTAAAAGTAGTTGGAACACTTATTCCCGCACCGAATTTATACCTATACACAGAAAACTATTGTGGTGCGGAAGATGATTTTTTATTGAACGCGAACAATATAAGCGGTTTCCCTTGCTTCCCGGTGCAAAATAACACCTACCCACTACAGACCGCGCAGACAGAAGCTACAAACACTCTCGTGCACGCACAAAACAGATCGAATATTTTTTGGGACACTGTCGGAAACGTGGCGCAAGCTGTATTTACAGGAGATCCATTGAATGTGCTTTCCACCGGAATAGACGCATACAAAAACGTGCGGTCTGAGCTTCAAAGTTCCGAAAGGGACAGGCAGCGTATCGGACAGATTCAAACAAACGTTAGCCTTACGGGTGCAAGTGGCGGAGGACTTGCAACGTTTATTGCTTCAAAAAAGCTGGAAATCCTCTACAGATGGTGGACAGTAAAACCTGAGTTTGCGGAAAAGATCGAGCAGTTTTTTGATGTTTACGGGTACAAGGTTAGTCGTTTCGGCGTACCGAACTTAAATAGCAGACCGCGCTACAATTATATAAAGTGCAACAATGTAAATGTTTATGGCAATATTCCGAATGAATTTTTGCAGCCATTGCGCAATATGTTTATAAACGGTTTTACGTTGTGGCATGACAAAAACAATGTTGGAACATACGGAAACAATGCAAAGTAAAAGGAGGAAGAAACAATGGGAAGAACTGGTTTTTCGACCGACCCGCTAGGATTGTGCGGTGTCGGTTATGATGGAAAGATCGTTCGAAAGTTTGATGAGCGCGTGACGTTCGATCACTTTGTAAATCAGCTGTATTTGTTAGCAATCAATCGCTACACATGGTCAGGATTGCCAGACACAGTGAGCGCCCGCGCACTGGAACAGGCACTAATTTTTAACGGCGCAGTTTGTTTTTTTAAGGATGAGGTGATGGGGTATCTGTGTTTACCTTGTGCAAAAGCGGGCAGCTTTAACATTTATAACATACCGACAACCCGCTATATCAATACCGCCAGCGGATACCACCACAGGGCAACCGAAAAAGACAGCGCTATCATTTTTAACGATCAGACGTTTAGACCGTTCATGCCAGAAATTTACTATTTCGCTAAAAAATTCACTATGATTGAAAAGGCGAAAGACGTGAACACACGATTGCAGATGAAACCGAAAGGAATTTTTGTAAATAAGGATAACGTAAACAGCGCAAAACACGCGATCAACGAAGCGGAGGACGGGAAACCTTTTGTTTTGGTGGACGATACAGACGGATTTTCTGCTGATACAAAGGGCGTGTTAGATTTTTCTGTTCCGTGCATTTTGGAACAATTGGAAAAGGAAAAGAATTGCATCTGGAGCGAATACCTTACACGTCTAGGTTATAACAATCTTAACATTTACAAAAAAGAACGTCTGGTAGAGTCCGAAGCAGAAGCAAACGAAGAACACATTCTTGCACTGCGGGATGGCGGGCTGTTTATGCGCAGAGAAGCGCTGAAAAAAATTAAAAGACTGTTCCCGGACTTGACTGGAATTAGTGTAGACTTTAATCCTAATTGTAACCGCTTAAGTTTAGGCACGCAGGAAATCGCCGGAATCGGCAACATGGATTCAAAAGGCGGTGGAACTGAAATCGTTATGAATAACGCGGAGGGGAATATAAAAAAATGAGTAACCACACTACGACATTACGAAATATCATATACCATTATTCGCAGGACGTGAACCCGCTGCATCCAAAGGAAGAAAAAAGATACGCTTTTATCCGGCTGGAAGATGAAATGAGTGTCATGGAAAGAATCGAAAAAGCGCAGTCTAAAATGCTGTATAACACAAACAATTTTTTCAACGAAGAATTTAAAAACGCCTTTTTCCAACAGTTCTGCGTTGACAATATGATGCGGGAAATCGAGTACGAAACACCGGAATATTTTATTCTCAGATTTAATCAAAATGTTTCGCGCTGGCTGCCAGTGTACAACAAACTTTATGAATCAAGCTTGTTGGAACTGGACAAATTGAAAAGCTACAGCAGGGAAAGTGCACGGAATGGTGACAGAGAAACAAACGCAAGCGGAAAAAGCACAAGCGAAAGCAACAATAAAAATATTTTTGATGATACACCGGAAAACCGCTTGACAAATGCGGATTATGCAACTACAATTACAGTAGATCAGGGAAGCGGGAACGGAACGACATCTTCAAACGGAAAAGAGGTGTATTCAGAACACTTTCAGGAAAGCGGATACAATGTTCCGCAAGCGGAATTGATTTTAAAATATCGAGAAACGCTTATGGATGTTGTGGGGCAATTTTCCGACACAGTTTCCCGTACTCTTTTCTTAAAAATCTACTAAAAGGAGGTAAAAGAGGTGGATAAAAAGTTACCGGAAAAGCTATGCTTTAATAATGCCTATCTGTCATTGCCGTCTGAATGGGATGCGTCTATCAGTCAGCTGGAAATGATGCAGAAGATTGCTTATAACATCAATCAGATCATTCAGTTTTTGACTGACTTAGAGACAAATTACCAGAACTATACAGACGCGAAAATAGCAGAATTAAAAGCAGAGCTTTTGAAAACTCTCGCTCAGACCGTAGAAACCTTGCACAGTTACATTGACACTCAAGACGCTTACTACTGGGCGGAGCATACCAAAGACGTAAAACGGCTGGAAGATTTAATAACAGAGTTAAGGTATTATGTGGACAATGTAAAGCTGACGCATGAAAAAGACGTTGCGCAGCTGAATGGTAAGATCGACGAGACAAAAGCGTATCTGGAACAGTATACAGACTTTGCTGTTCAGCGTCTGAAAGAATGGGTGGAAGAGCAGCTGGAAAAGCTTCGTCTGGAAATTGACGAAGTAAATGAAGATGGTTTCCGGATTTTTGATCCTACAACCGGATACCGGGACAGAGTTGGAAACACTGTCAATAATGTATACGACATTTTAAGAGTGCGAGCGATCAATTGCGGGCAGTTTGACAACTGGTTTACAGCTTTTGACAAGGACTGTGACGATTTTAAAACATTGTATATCCGCGCGGGTGCATTTGATGCTGAAAGTTATTACAAAATGTACGGCGTTTTTGATGCAAGTGTGAACAGTCCGGTGAGTGGGGACGCAATCACACATGCAAGAGCGTTGGACGAAGTGATGCAGGTGGATGCAGAACTACACTTGACAGCGCAGGAGTTTGATTCCGTGATGACAGAAACTTGTCAGGCAATCAAAACAAAAAATAAAGATGCGCTGTGGTGGGATACCGAAAACGCGACTTATTACGATACCTATAATGTGGGCAACGGCTTGGGAGTGCGAACTATTGGCAGAAGCAAGCACGGTTTTGTTAAAATTGGAGTAAAAAGCATTAACTCGGGCGAAAAGCCAAACAAAACCAGCTTTCCGACTAATTGGAGACAGTCTATTACTTTTCCGTTTAAAGTTACGAATGACAACGAATGGGAAGCGTGGCTGAGTGTTGAAACTAATGCAAACTATAGTGTTATCAATGAGCTAGACCGGATTTATTATTTTAACGGTCATCCATCAGCTACGGTCTACATACTAGACACAATTAACATTCCAACAGCGCAAGAATATGAGAGCTACGCTTATTCTTCTATTCGTGGTTTAATCAGAAGCACAAATGTGCTATTAAAAGAATTACCAATTTAAAAAAGGAGGTGCAAAAAATGTTTACACGTCATACCCGTTATTTTAATTTCGGAATGTACCAGAAAAAAGATGCTGTTGACATCATGGGAGACTGGAACGAAAACAACAAAAAAATTGATGCAGCCTTGCAAGCGCTGAAAGGTAAAACATCCGGTGTAAAAAACGAAATGAACACAGTCCAGACAGAGATCACAAAAATGAACGAAGAAAATATAACATTAAAAAATACCATTACATTATCGCAGGGAAAATTGCTGTCTGTAATGCCCGCGCTGAATGTTTTGACTCAGGTTGCAAGCGGAGCAGAAGCAAAAGCTGCGAAAGCAGTCGCGGATATTGACAATTCAAAAAGTCTGGTATCCGCAGCAGAAGAAGCGGTAAAAATTGCGAACGATGCAAACAGCGCGAACGCTGGGAAGATCACAAGTTTGCAGGAAAGGATCGCAGCATTAGAAAATGCGTAAAAGGGAGGTAAAACAATGAGTAGTACAAACAAAACAGCCAATTTTAAATTATCTCAGTTTATCGGCACAGACAAGCCAACTTTTCTCGGGGATTATAACAACGATATGGAGATCATCGACGGTGCTTTATTTACTGTCAGTCAGACAGCGGAAGAAGCTGTTAACGATGTGGAAAATGTAAAAGGCGCACAGACAGAGATCAAAACCGTTCACGAAGATGTCAAAAAACAGGTTGCGCAGCTGAAAGAAACCGCGGACGACATGACCGGATACGTGACAGCAGCGCAGGAAGCAGCGAACAGCGCAGAGCAGAAAGCAACTGCTGCTCAGACAGCCGCAACCGATGTTGTAAACGCTGCGAACGCAGCCAGCGCGAACGCAACAAAAGCAAAGCAGACAGCGGACGGAAACAAAACGACACTGGATGAACTTGGTCAGAGAGTGACCGCTCTGGAAGAAAAGCCGAAATTGCCTGAAGAAGTAACGTTTCGTATGAGCGGAGCAGCTGGAAACACTGAATCAGGTGGTACAGGCTGCATTTATAAAAAAAATGACGGGAATTTAACCTTTAAGTCTGCCAACGTTACACGATGCCAAAACGGGGTATCCGTGGAGGGAGTGACTGACTTGACTATTATTCCAAACGGAACAACAGCTACCTTTAACTTAGAGAAATTAACTGGGGATACTTTTAGATTATATCGTGGTGCAGGTGTTCCGACATACTCAAGTTTTGACATCGAATTAACGTACACTGTCAATCCTGCACAATGATAAGCGGCAATAGGTGGCTAACACTTGCCGAAGCGTTGGAAAATGCCCGTGAGGTATATGACTACCTCGCGGGCAGCACCGTAACAGGCAGATGGACGTCTTATGCAGTTTGCGCGATGTTGGGAAATATGTGGACAGAATCACATGTCAATCCGGGCATCTGGCAAAATCTGGATGCTGGGAATACCGACTTGGGTTTTGGGCTTGTACAGTGGACACCAGCGACAAAGCTTTTCAGCTGGCTGGATGAAAACGGTTACGCACACGACAGCGGGACAGGACAACTAGAGCGGATTAAGTGGGAGGTTGCAAACAAAAAACAATGGGCGGCTACCTCTAAGTATCCTTACAGCTTTTATGAATTTACGCAATGGCAAACAGGCGAGAGCGTCGAAGCAATGATAAAAATGTTAGCGGACATGTTTTTGCGGAACTATGAGCGACCGAAAAATCTAAACCAGCCAAACAGAGGAGAAATGGGATGGTATTTTTGGCAAAAGTTGTATAACGGGGAGGACATCGACCCGAAACCAGACCCGCCACCAGACCCACCAGAACCACCAGACCCTGACCCTCCGATCGTGTCAGAAGCACCGGAATATCTATTCAAAGTACAGGACATGTTTTTACCGTCAAACGGGGACAGGTTAATCAATCCAATTTTCTTTAACAAAACGCCGATAATAAATATAACGGAAAGCCTTATTATCGTAAACGGTTTTAAATATCTTAAAATCGGAATAAACCTATACAAACTTATAAAAGGAGGTAGTTAAAAATGATTGAGCCTTATATTGCAATTACAATAATTTGTTACGGTACTTCGGAGGTTGTCAAAAGTGCAAAGCTGGTATCAGATGAATATATTCCGCTGGTATCTGTATTTATTGGAATTTTTTGTTCTATTATTTCGCTTGTGTACGGTATCGATATCGGCGGAGGGAACGCAATTGACATTTTCGCTATTGGTATTTCAAGCGGTCTGGCTGCTATTGGAATCAACCAGATTCCGAAGCAGATTAAAAAGGCGGTGGAAAAATGATAGAATCTATTATAACTGCTACCTGTAGTTTGGCATCAGCGCTGCTAGTCGCAGTTATGAATAATTCGTTAATTAAATACCGTTTGGACGCTTTAGAGAAACGCATGGATAAGCATGCAAGCATGGATGACCGCTTAATACGAATTGAAACAGAAGTAAGTGGCTTGTCTCAGCGTGTAAAAGAAATAGAAAGGAGATCAGAACATGAGTAAAATCATTGACGTATCAAAGTGGAATTATCCGGTTGACTGGGATACAGTTGTCAAGGCAGGCGTTACTGGTGTTATTATTCGCGCGGGAAGCGGAGTGACAGAAGATGAACGAATGAAATATTTCACGAATGAAGTCATAAAACGCGGTCTTGATCTTGGCTTTTACTGGTTTGTGTATATTCATTCTGGTAGGACGATCGATGCGAATTGTATCAAATTTGAGCAGACAATCAGACCATACAAAGATAAAATCAATCTGGGAGTGTGGTGTGATTTTGAATATGACACAGAAGAAAAGTTGTCAAGGTATGACACGAACACCCTGACGCGTATTTCCAGAAGTACGCTGATTGCTAACTTTTGCCAGACTATGCAGTTTTACGGTTATAAGTGCGGGTACTATGCAAACAGGGATTATTTATTGAATCACTTGTTGCATAGCAAGCTGAAAGGCTTCCCGTTATGGTATGCAAGATATACAACAAAAGAAGATGAATATACCAAAAGTGCTGCGTTATGGCAGTACACTAACAGTAGTAAGATCGGAGGTAAAAAATTCGATATGTCAAAAAAGATGGATACTGAAAAATTCTACCCGGGTATTGGTCTGGCAGCTGCTCTGAACACGATTGGGATTGATAGCAGTTTTGCGCACCGGAAAGAGATCGCAAGGGCAAACGGGATTGAAGAGTATACCGGGACGGCAGAACAGAATACGGAGTTGGTGGTGCTGCTGGCGAAAGGAGAGCTAAAGCACGAATAAAAATAAGGAGCGGGTTTCCGCTCCTTATTCAAAATGTGGTATAAAACTATCTGTCTCGTCATCGTTAACGCAGTTATCAAGTTTATCCATGACACCCCATATTTCAGAGTTTATGCGGTCTACTGCTTGTTCGTACTTGCGTTCACGCTCGTCATTTATATAACTGGGTTTCCATGCCAGTAATGTCGCATATTTTGCTTGTATAGCTTTAAGCTGTGCTAACCGATTTACAAGTCTATCATATTCTTTTTGTTTCATTTCATTGCCCTCCTTAAAACTCAGAATCCAAAACAGTCTGGAAATCCGGTGCAAGCTCTAAGTAACGATTTAAAAATTCTTCGTTGGTGCACGGCGCTAATTCAAACGCTACGCGTTCGCGGATATCATCATCCATCATGTTCACGATTGCTTCCCAGTAATAATCTAAATTTTTAATCATTTTTTCATTTCCTCCTTATTATTTCCTTTCTGTAATTATATAATAGCACGCGCACATAGAAATGTCAAGCGTATTTTTAAAATATTTTATACGCGTTCACTATTTTTAGTTTGTCGCGTAAAGTGATTGGGGAAATGTTCTAAATATCGTTTTATTTTATGTCAACGTGGGAGATCGGAAGAGCACAGTC